TGGAGCAACTGAGCCACTAGGTGGTCCAGCAGGATACGTAGCACCATTCGCATTCGGTATTCCAATCGTTGAAGTACCTCTTCTAAAAGAGGCACAAGACGGAGACTACTCTGGCGAAACTGGAGATCATGGAGATATCCACTTGTCATTCCCAAATAACGTAGTTATTGGTATCAAGCGTGATGTAACCGTATATCGTTTCTTCTGGCCAAAGAAGGACGCAATTGAGTATACAATGTATACCCGTGTTGGTGTCCAGATTGAGCAAGCAGATGCTTGGGTCGTTGTAAAGAACGTTAAGGTCGCTTCCTAATTTAGGATTTAGATCTGCAAAAAAGCCCTCATTAATTTGGGGGCTTTTCCTTTTAATTGACTAATGCTATAATTAAATGACCTACAAAAGGAGAAATTAATGTCATTTGAAACATTAAAAGTAGCAGAGTTAAAGCAAATAGCAGAAGACTTTGCAGTAGATATTGAAGAACAAAAAGGTAAAAAAGAAATTATTGCTGCCCTCGCAGAAGAAGGCGTTACATGGTCAATTTATAAAAAGGCCAAAGGCATAGAGGAAGAAGAAAAAGAAATGAACGAAGTTTTATCAAAAGCGGAACCAAAGGCAGTGAACAAAGAAGATATGGTCCTAGTCAAAATGACAAGAAATAATTATAGTTATGAGACCAGGGGTCATACTTTTACAAAAGAACACCCATTTGTTGCTATGGACAAAGATACAGCCCAAGCAATTTTTGATAAGGAGGAAGGTTTTGTTATGGCTACTCCAAAAGAAGTACAGGAGTTCTATAACTAAGCCAATTAAATGGCAGAGATATACATCAATACAAACTCTCCAATAACTCATAGAGTTTTTTGGCAGGGAGAAATAACAGCATCAGATGCGGTTCCAACCGTTAAGGTTTACGATGTAACCTCTGACGTTACAATAAGTCCAGCAATTAATCCTGCTACCTTATTAACAACTCTTACTGCAGTAGCCTCAGAGACAGATACGGGAAGTTACTATGTTAATTTGCCTCTTAGCTATACTCAACGTCAAAGAAAGTTTAAGTTAGTTTGGGAATATCAAGTAAGTTCAAATTCTGTTTCACATACTTCGTATGTAGATATTACTACTCCATATACAAATATTTATGAAGCAATGAATGAGCTTAATTTTGGAGTAGACCCAAGTGATCCAAACTATAAGACATATGAAGAGGCAAAGCGGGCAGAAAGATATGGCCGTAAATTAATTGAAAATGTAACAGATCAAAACTTTTTTACATATGATGATGTTGAGGTAGTATTTGGAAATGATTCTGATATTCTGCCGCTTCCTCATCGTATTGTGGATATTCATAAGCTTTACCATAACGATATTTTGTTGGTAGATAATCTAGCGAATCCAGTTGTAAATATTTGGCGGTATGAACCAATGATTTCTGAAAGTGATTTTGGAATCAGAATAGATAGAACAAGTATGCTAGACAATACTGTGTATATAGCAAACGGTATGGTTCCCCCAACCGTTAATGATACATATAGCGGAATGGCATTCTCTAAAAACGTAAGATATAGAGTGCAAGGAAGATATGGTTGGGAAGAAGTTCCTAACGATATTCAATTGGCATGTGTGGAACTTATGAAAGATTATTTTGCTAAGGATACTGTTTGGAGAAATAAATATGTAAAGAACATTCAAACGTTTGACTGGAACTTTGAGTATGCTAGAGATGCATATTCAAAAACGGGAAATCAATTGGCTGATAAGCTTATTAGCCCATATGTTCTTACACAAATGGTTGTGATCTAAATGTTAGACCTCGTAGACTCAGTATTGTCTATGAAGATGGATGTCTATAGACAGACAGATTTGCAAGATCCAGATACAGGGGCTTTAAAAAAGGAATGGATATATTACAAAACAATAGATTGTTCCGCTAAGGGCGTAATTAGTAATTCCTCTTCTACCCGCACAAATAGCATTCAGTCGTATGGAAACAAATATACCAATGAAGAAATTTTGCAGGTCAGAACAGCAGCACGTTTAACCTATAGGGAAAAAGTTACAAATATTAGAGATTCTAAAAATAATGCAATATGGGTCGAATTAAATTATCCAACAGAGACCCCTACAGTATTTGAGATAATTGGTAGCACACCAGTAACAGATGGGTTTGGAAATGTAATTGCTTATAACTCGGTTATTAAGAGATCGGAGAACCAGAGAATTGGACTATAGCGTTCCCTTAATTCAAGCCTCCAGCGGACTTCAAAGATTAATGTTAGGGTCCAAAGGCGGAGTCATAAAAGAAACCCTAGTAGCACAAATATCTGCCTACATATATTACAATACCCAAGTTATTGCTAAGTTGACATCTAATGCTTCATTTAGAAATAAATTCAAAGAAATTATATTTAATCAAATAGAAAAAGATTTTGGCAGCTTTGTAGATTCTCAGGCTAGAGTAAAACCAAGATCTTTACATCATGTATATGAATGGAGACAGGCAGGAGAACCATCAGCCAGATTATTCAAATTAAATAAATTAAATACGGATCGTCTTGGATTTTCTGTTACATATGAATTATTGCCTTCTAAGACTTTTGCTTCCGCCGAAGGTAATCGTAGACATGTATTTGTTAGTAAGGCCTCTGTGATGGAAGCTGGGATGCCCCTTAAAATTGCTCCACGCCATTCTAAGCGCCTTGTATTTGAGACCAATGGGTACAAGGTGTTCATGCCCGAAGGAGCCTCTGTAATCGTCAGCAGGCCAGGCGGGGCGGGAGTAAAGAATTCATTTATGATGACATATTCCAGATTCTTTAAAGGTAATTTAGTTAATGAATCAATTAAGAGATCAGGATTCCAACAGTTATTTAATAGATCAATGTCAAGAGCATTAAAATTACCATCAAATATTAAGACTGTTAAATATTCATTTAATACTAATACAATATCAATTCAGGCAGATGCTTCTTTGTCCGCCGCATTTGGAGCAGTCCTATGACCGTAAATTATAAAATAGATGCAATGTTAGAGTTGCGTAAATATATTTGGAGTAAATTAAAATCAACAGAGGTATTTAATGAAGACGACTACTATAGCGATAATATAGGAGAGACACTGGTTCCTATTATTCCAGTCCAACAGATACCAGATATGAGTCAATTTTTGAGCGGGAAGGATCATATAGTCTACGACAAGATAGCCGTATCTTATGATACCCTATGGCTTATATGTAATGAGCAAATATTGTTTACCGTATATTCAACTGAGGTATCTAAGATAAATGAGATACGAAACTTCATGATAGACGAATTTAGGCGGATGGATGAATCTGCAAAAGATGTTAATTCCTTCCCAGGCTTTAATTCAGAAAAATTTAAATTCCACTCTATATATGTTGCCGATATGTCGCCTACAGAGCCTTCAGAAGAGCTTCAAGGCTTTTATTCGGCGGATGTCATACTGGAGATCAAGTATTCCAGGAACACAAATAGCTTAGGTAGGTATGTTTAATACATTTTGCCTTTTAACCTTTTATGCCCTAAAATTAGACATAGAGGAAAGAGGAAAGAGCCTAGCCAGCTCAAACAATTTAATTTTAATAAATAGGAGGTAAAAACAATGGCATTTAATAATGCTAAAAATATCATCGTCGGTGCAGCTCCAGTGTTTATTTCAGTAAAGGACTCAACCGATGCAACTTATGCAGCAGATCATGAAAACTTGCTAGATGCTGGACACATCACCCTTACAGGTGGTCAAACAGCTTCAACACCTTTGGCTGCTTCAGCTAAGGTTCGTAATGTTGGTTTTACAAACAACGGTCTTCAGATCACTTATAACCCAACATTCGAAGACGTTACTGTAGATCAGTTGCTAGACGCCGCAAAGCTTTTCAAGTCTGCTATGCAGGTCATGATTATGACTGAAATGACAGAAGGAACTTTGCAGAACGTTCTAACAGTATTCGGACAAGGTGCATCAACTCTTAAGAAGAATGGTTCAGCATCAACAGATAACTATGCAGGTCCTAACACTGCAGCAGGAGATCTAACTCTTGGTCTTGAGGCAGGTGCTCTTGGAGTTGCTCCAACAGAGCGTCAGCTATTTGCAGTTGGACAAGCTCCAACATTCAAAACTGTATCAAATACAGAGTCATCAGCAAACTCTGAGCGTGTATACTATGCTCGCAAGGTGCTATCTGTACAACAGACACAATTCACGTTGGCACGTAATACACCAACTACATTCCCAGTGACCTTCCGTCTTCTCCCAGACGCTAACTACGTAGGGGCAGAATATGGCAAGATTATTGATAGAATCATAGCTTAATTTATTTAGGTTATTAGCAAAACCCCCTTATTTTACGGGGGTTTTGTGCTTGTGTTAATAAAATCTATTTGTTATAATGTTTATAACTATCCTAAAGGAGGATAAATTGGCTACTACAGTATACGACGTAGAAGAAGTTAAACTACAAAACGGCTCAACAGTTCAGTTGAAGCCACTATCAATTAAACAGCTGCGTAAATTTATGGCAGCAATGAATAAGGCCTCAGAGGCTACAACAGAAGATCAATCACTAAGCGTACTTATTGATGCTTGTGCAATTGCTTTGGAGACACAACTTCCAGATCTTGTAAAAGATAAGGATAAGCTAGAGGAAGCTCTAGATGTTCCAACAATTAACAGAATTCTTGAAGTATGTGGCGGCATCAAACTTGATGACCCAAACCTAGTAGCGGCAGCGGTTCTGGCTGGTCAGAACTAGATTTAGCCGCTTTACTTGGTAAAGTATTTCTTTTAGGTGCTTGGAGATCATACGAGGATCTAGAAGAAAGTCTCTCAATGCCAGAGCTTTTGCAAACAGTAGAATCGATGCAAGAGAGGGAGAGACAAGATAAAATATTCTTGGCATCTCTACAAGGGGTCGACCTAAGAGATGAACAAGAAGAAGCAAAAGGTCCAACCTTTGAGGATATCCGACTCAGGGCTATGGGAATAGAAGCAACAACAGATGATGTCGTTTCGCTTCAAGGCTCAATGGCTGCAGAACAAGGATTCGGAATCGGAATGGGACTTGGATACTCTAAGGAGTAATAAGTAATATAAATGGCTGACGAAAAAATTGTAACTAGTATAGTTGCAAATTCGGATTTTTCAGGTCTCATTGCCGATGTGCAACGAGTCACAAACAGCCTACACAAATTACAGCAAGAGTTTGCTGGTTCAAATAGAGCATTATCTGGTCAAATTGATGCAGCTAATGCAATGTTTGCCCAGACTATGCTCAAGACTGGCCAGTTTTCATCACATTTCGTCAGCCTAACATCAGATGTTGAAAAGTTTGGTCGTAATCTTGATAGCGGAAGATTAAAACTCAGAGACTATTTTAGAGTATATCAAGATCAAGTAAAAACAAGTGGCGGATTAATTAGAGATCTTGCTAAACAGCAAGTACAATTACAAAATGCTGTACTTCAACCCCTAGGTAGAAATGCCCAAGGGTTGATGCAGTATAACGTACACATTCCAAGAGGTTTAGATTTAACAAAGAATAAGTCTGCTATCTTGAGGCAAGAGCTTCAGATAATGAATAAGGTTATCCAAGATGGCGGAGTTCAACTTATCAACTGGGGTAAGAATACTCAGTGGGCAGGTCGTCAGTTAACGGTAGGATTAACATTACCACTTGTAGCATTTGGTAAGGCGGCGGCAGATGCATTTAAAGTGGCAGATCAAGAGTTAACTCGTTTAACTAAGGTTTATGGAGATATCTCAGGAACATCTGCACAAGAGCTTGGGCAAATCAGAAAAGAAGTTGCAGCAACAGCAAAAGAATTATCTGCTGCGATGGGCGTTAACTTCTCAGAAACAATTGCATTAGCTGCTGATATTGCGGCCACTGGTAAAACTGGAAATGAACTACTTTCTTCAGTCTCAGAAACAACACGATTGGCTGTACTTGGAGAAGTAGATCGTCAAGAGGCCATGAAAGCAACTCTTGCAATTCAATCAGCATTTAAACAAAATACAGAAGAACTTGCAGAAACTATTAACTTCTTAAACGCAGTTGAAAACCAAACATCAACTACTCTAAACGATCTTGTAGAAGCAATTCCAAAAGCTGGACCTGTTATTAAAGGTTTGGGCGGAGACGTAGAAGATCTTGCTCTTTATCTTACCGCCATGCGTGAAGGTGGTATCAATGCATCAGAAGGAGCAAATGCATTAAAGTCTGCACTCGCATCTTTGATTAACCCAACCGATGTTGCAGTAAAGAAGTTCCAAGGATTTGGGATAGATCTTCTTGGAATTGTTAATAAAAATGCAGGCAGCACAACAGATACATTGTTTGCTTTACAGGCAGCATTAGACAGACTAAATCCTTTGCAAAAGCAGCAAGCAATTGAACAGTTGTTTGGTAAGTTCCAATACTCAAGGCTTAATGCTTTATTTGAGAATTTAGGGCGTCAAGGAAGTCAGACTTTACAAGTTCTTGATTTAATGAAGGCCAGCGCTTCCGAACTAGAGTCGGTGGCTAATCGAGAGTTGGCGGCAGTTACAGAATCAGCGGCGGGAAGATATAAGAGAGCAACAGAATCACTTAGAGCAAGTTTAGCAGGAGTTGGAGATGACTTCCTAAATATTGCAACTAAATTAATAAATGTATTAAACAAAATAATTGAATTTGGACAAAAGCTACCAGATCCAATTAAAAAGATTCTAGCATTTGGAGGAGCATTTACAGCAATTGTCGGTCCAGTAATTATGCTTACTGGTGTTCTTGCAAACTTCTTTGGATATATCATAAAAGGCCTTGGACACTTTAAGGCGCTATTTAAAGGTGCAGAAGGATTCAAACTACTAACTCCAGAAATTATTGCGGCTAAAAATGCCAGCCAAATGCTTGAAAATGAGTTCTATAGCGACGCAAAAGCAGCAGATACACTAAGACTAGCAATTGAGAAATTAAATAATGATTTAGTATTACTTCAACTTAATGCTACAAAAGCTACTGGTGCTACTGCTGGATTGGGTCAAGTTATTTCTACAGCTGCTGGAACTCCTATTATGCCAGTCGGAGGTTTGGGCGGACTAAGATTAGTAATTCCAGGACATCCATTGTTAGGCGGAGAGTCAAGAGCAGCAGCACATATTAATCCTAGAAATCCAAATGATCCATCTACAATATTTGGACTATCGCTACAACCAATTCCAGTAAACAGAACAATTGGTCGTACTCCACAAATATTGATGTCAGAAAGACTTCCAGACGTTGAAGGCGTTACATCAATTGGCGGTGTTTCAACAGGAATTGTAGCAGGAGAACATGCAAGATATGCCGCATTAATGGCAACACTTGGCGTACAAAGCAAACAAGAAATTGAAGCTTTAAAGAAAACAATTGGTCTTGGCGGACAAGTATCAAGAGAATTTATTGATACGTTTGATGACATATTGCCAATTACTCAAAGATTAACTGCAAATGCAGCAACACAATCTGCTGCAATTGTTGCAGATCTTCGTGCAGGAAAGATAAGCGCAGAGGTAGCATTGGGTAGAATTATGGCTGCTAATGCTGAGTTAGAAAGAATGCTTGGCGTTGAAGTTACAGCATATGCTGCATCTCGTGGTAGAGCAATCGATTTAACTAAAGCTCCATTAATTGATCAGCCAGTTGTAGATGCCGCAGGCAAGCCAAATACTCGTGGAATGTTCCGTACAGGAATATTCAGAGATGTTATGGATGCAGTTGGAAGAGCAACTAGAACAAGAACACTTGGCGGCCCATATAGTATTGAAACTACTCGTAGATTAAATAAGGGTGGCAAAGTGTTTTACAACGACGGCGATCAAGTTCCTGGACCAAATGTAAATGCAGATGTAGTTCCTGCAATGCTTACTCCAGGAGAATTTGTCATCCGCCGAGATGTAGCTCAACAAGATCCAGATGGAATGAGGGCTCTCAATGATGGTAATGCTGTAGTTGTTCCAATTAATAGGCATCAAGGTGGAGAAATTCCAGGAGTACAGTATAGATTTGGTGGTGGAGGAATATTATCAATGCTGTTTGCAGCTAGATCCGCATTGATTGGTGGTGCAAGAAAAGCTGGATCTAGATCTAGATCAACTAGAGTATTGAGTGGAGCTAACCCAGAAAGAATGGTTTATGAACAAATGCGTAATCCTTCTGGAACAAGGGGAGCTTTCTGGGCACAAAGTCCACTATTAAGAGAAGGCGCTCCTGGAAGTGATCAAGTTGTTGGTCATCTATATACAAATCCATTTAAAAAACTGATGGATGCCCTTGGAGCTACTCCTTCTAAAGGATCTTCACCGCAGTTAACAATTGATCAGTTAAGAGCAAATGGAATCAGCATAAACTCTGCTGGTAGAATATTTGACATATTACCAAATAATGTAATGACTTTTGGCGGAATATTTAATAGGAAGCTTGGAAAAGGAACAGCAACATCAAAAGATTGGATAGATAGCAACCCACAACCAGAACATTTTACTGGACTAACTCATTTCTTGTTAAGCTTAGGATTTGGCGAAAACGACATAAGACAAATACGTGAAGATGTATTATTAGACGTTAACTCTAAAGTATCTAGAATTCCTGGAGCAATTGATGAGTACAAATTTGGCAATTTAGTTACTGGAAGTATAAGATCAAGATTAAGAGACTTAAATATACCACGATCAATACCTATGGCAGCAAATCGTGGCGGAATGGTGCCAGGATATCTTAGAGGAAGATCTGTAAAAGGATTACCTCAATCAATTATAGATAGAATTACTGCAAGATGGGGAAGTGTATATGGAGGAGACAGTCTATCTAATCAAGATCCTTTACATGGCCCGCTCAGTATAGGCAGATACGCTCCACCAAGACCAACTAGAGTAGGACGTAAAGGCGCATCTATAGACTATAAGATTCCTGGACGAACTTCTAATAGTGAAGCTTTCCTAACTGGTTCATTAGAAGATCGTGGCAGATATGTAACTCAAGAATACATGCTTGGAAACTACGATGTTCTAAAAGTTCCAGGGGCAATTGCGGCAATGAAGGCGTGGGGTAAAAAAACAACTGGAAGATTCTATAGAGGAATTAGATTAACTGGATTAAGAGATGTTCAGCCTCTTCCACCTTGGCTATTAGATGATATACAGAAGGCTAGAGCATCTGGAGATTATTCTGGACTTATTGGTAAAGAATTTATTATGCGTAGGTCTTCTTGGAGCGCCAGCCCAGGCGTAGCAGATGAATTTGGCGATTTTAGAATAGTAGCAGATGTAAGAAATAGAAGAGTAACGCCTACATCTGAAATGTTCCCAGATATTAAATTTGTACCTAAGAGTACTAAGGGTAAATCAAAAGAAAAAAGAATTGAAGCGGCTAGATCTGAAGAAGAGTCAGTATTTGGTGGCAAATTTAGAATTGTAGGGGCGGACGAAAAAGGATTACAAATAGAAACAGTATTTGGTCCATTAGGTGGAAACAGAGCATTTGGCGGACAAGTAAATGCTGGCACACCATACATTGTTGGAGAGAATGGGCCAGAGGTATTTGTTCCAAAGAATTCTGGCGGAATTGTTCCAGGATATGGAATGGGCGGAAATGTATATGGATATGCAAGAGGAGTACAAAATAGAATTTTAGGCGGAGGCATATTACCATTACTTGCAATGATGGGTCTTCCAATGGCTGGACAGGCTATAGGAAGTAGAGTTGGTGGAGCAGCAGGATCAGCAATAAGTACAGGTTCACTAGTTGGATCAATGTTTATGATGCCAGGAATGATGAGGCCTAGATTTACTCCTCAGCAAAGATTTGGCATTCAGCCGCCATTATTCTCTGGTTCTGCCCCAACCATAGAGCAAGCTTTAGCTGGCGCCCCTTTAATGCAGATGACTGGTATGTTGCAACCTCCAATACCTTCAAGAAAACAGTCTATATTTAGCAGCGGAGGATTTTTAGACAATAGGTCTGGCGGAAAAATTTCTGGATGGTTTGAAAAAAATGCCGCAGCATCAAATGGCTGGAGAACCTCATTAGTAAGACTAGGATCTGTATTAACAAGAACAAATGTTGCTATAGGGCTTGTTGCAGGAGCTGCAGCGTTTGGATATAGCAAATGGAAACAATATCAGGAAGGTCTAGATAGAACTAGACTTGCCTCTGGATTAACTGCAGAATCTGCAGGTAAATTAGGTTTAAAGTTTAAGAATTTTGGCAATACCTTAAAAGACACAATAGCTGCAAACAAGATGTTTCAAGATAGTAATAAAGCAATTTATGAGGGAATGACATTATCTGATTCTCCAATTAGAATGACCATAACTCAATATAAGCAGCTTCGTAAAGAAGTTAAATCAACTATGGGAGACCAAATTGATTTAATCAATAATACTAAAAAAGAAGATCTTCCAAGAATTGCAACTCAATTAAAAGCTATGTTTGTAAGCGCAGGAATGTCTGCAGAAGAAGCTTCCAAAAAGATCTACATGGCATTTTCAATTTCAAATAAATCTGCAAATGCATATGCCTCTACACTAGGAAATGCATCATTTAAATCGATAACAGATGCTAGCTCTGCAGCTAAAGCAGCAATAGAAACATTTAGTTATGTAAGAAAAAATGTAAAAGATACAGATGCTCAGGTTAATGCATTAAGTACTGCTATGGGAAGCATAACTAATGCTGTAGATTCTTCTGTTAAAGCCGCCGAAAAGAAGGCCATTAAAGATAAAACATATTTTAATGAAACGGAAGCAAGATTAAAAGCTCAAAAATCTTTAATGCAAGATTTAAGTAAATTAAAGTTTGACCCTATAGGAGAAGAGTTACTTGCAAAACTTGCGGCAGTAGATGCTGCAATTCTTAAAATAGCGAACTCAGCAGATACTGTAAAAAGCTTGTCTCAAAAACAAGGCTTGCTAGATATGGGTTTTACTGGAAATTTATTAAATTTTAATGTTGAAGAGATTGATAAAATTTATAATTATGCTGTACAACAACAACAAAAAATTATTGATGAAAGTAAAAAGGGAGTCCTTAAAGGCAAATATAAAGAACTTAATGATTTAAGAGCAGCTACTCTAAAGGCAGAACAGGCCTCTAGGGGAGAGTCTGTAAAAGCACAAATTAATCGTAGAGATAGAATCAAATATTTAAATGAAGAAATTAAAAAGATTAATGAAGCGGCAGATGCCCGTAAAAAAGCTTTGCAGCAAGAAGCAGAAGATCAAGATATTAATATTGAGATTCAAAAGAAACGTCTTGATTATCAACAAAAACTTGCAATGGGAGATATGGGCGGAGCCGCTCAAGCCCAGCTTGATCTACAGCAATTAACAAATAGACAGCAAGCAACATTAACTGAACGTGCTATAGAAGAAAGACGACAAGCAGATATAGCGCCATATCAAGAAGAAATAGATAAATTAAACGATGAGGCTACAAAGTTTTCTGACGCTGCAGCTTTAGCAACAGAAGGTGCAGAAAAACTACAAAAGAAATTTAATGAGTTAAAAACAACTATAGATAATTTTAATAAAAATCTACTTGCTCAAATTTTGGATAAAGCATACAATAATGGCGGGCAATTGGATATTCTTGGAGCCGCAGCAAAAAGTTTAGGCAAGGCTCTAGGGCTAACAGAAAAACAATTACGTAAAATACTAGATCTTCCAGATCCATCAAAAGAAGTTACAAAAAGTCCAGATGAGGCAAAAGAACAGTATAAAAAACAAAATACTCCTAGGCCAGATACTACTGGAGCACCATTAACAAACAAACCTAAACCTCAAATAGAAACTTATAATTATAGCGCTGGAAGAGATTTAGGATTTTTTAGTGAAAATGAATTAAAGAAAGCAAATATTGAAAGAAAAATAAATACTAGATTTATTGGAAATGGTGGACAAAGATTCTATCTTTATACTTTTGACGGGATGAATTCACAGTGGCAGTATAAATTGGATCCTGTTCAGCCTAAATATGCGTCAGGCGGATACTTTAGAGGATTTTCAGATGGAACTACAGATGGGCCAGTATCTGGTCCTGGAACTTGGACTTCCGACTCAATTCTTGCAAGGTTATCAAATGGAGAATTCGTAACTAGGTCTGCTGCTGTTCATGATGCTGGCGTAAACAATATGCATCTAATTAATCAAAAAGGATCGGCGGGAATTCTAGAAGCAGCATTTAATATTATAAATAGAAAAGATGGCGGACCTATTCAAAAATTTGATAAAGGCGGAGAGCCAAAGCAAAAGGGTTTTATGGGAATTAAATTCTTCCCAGGAACAGCATCTTCTATGCTTGATATAGCAAAAGGATTTTTGGGCTATTCGGAAAAGTCTAGAAACAACTCTTTATATAAATATCTTACAAATATAATTGGAGCAAATCCATTAACAGTAAACAATGTAACAAGAAACTTTGAAAAGTGGTGCGGACTATTTATATCAGCAATTGCAAAAATTTCTGGAGTTAAGCTTCCTTATGTTATAGGAACAGAATCTGCAGTATCTTCATTTAGAAGAATGAATAGATGGAAGAGCAGTCCACAAGTTGGAGATTTAGCATTTTTTGATTTTGAAAAACTTCCGAATAGATTCGTAGAGCATGTTGGCCTAGTTGAATCTGTAATTAATAACAAATCAGTGCGTACAATAGAAGGCAATACCTCTGAAACAAACCAGTCGGCAGGCGGAAGAGTTGCAAGAAAAGTTAGACTATATGGACCATTTAATCCAGGAGGTGGAGTATATACAAGAGGATTTGGAAGACCTTCATATAGGGGAGAGCCAGCAGGATTTGTAAAACCTGTTAAAAAAGATGAAATTGTTTCTGGAGTTAAAAGGGGTTATGGTAAAAAAATCGGTGCCACCAGCACATCTTCGATAGCATCTCCTACAGGAGAATTTAGCAGCATAAGAGAGTATACGGCAAAGCGTGGAGATAGTCTTTTTGATATAGCAAAAGCAAACAATATAGGTTTGTCTAAATTGTTTAAGGCTAATCCTACTCTTTTATCCGACCCTAAATATCATAAAGGAAGAACAATATTTAAGGGAACTAAAATTAATATTCCTGGATTTAAAGATGGCGGACCTGTAGGAAGTGATAAACAAACAAGAATAGGATTAATGCCTCCGCTATTAAAACCTAGGGGAATTAAGAATGCACTCAGCTTTATTATGAATTCTATTTCCAAAGTTGGAATGGCTCCATTTAACTTAGAAGCACTTCAAAATCAAGAACAGCTATTGGGACAAAAGGGAAGAATCGTTTACCGCAAACCATATACAGATATAGGTGGAGGTCTAAGTTATCATGAGATAAATACAACTGCTGAATATGTAAAAAATCCTAATCCTCAAACAGTAGTTTTGCATGTCTCATCGGAAAAAGGACAATTTAAAGAAACTATTGCAGGTGTTAAAAGAGCAACAGATAAATTATCAAAAGCTACTGGAATTAATTTTATAGTTAAGCCATGGGGTGGAGAAAGTCCAATACCAGAAAGTAATAATAGATATAGACATGTACAAGTTGACAGTAAAAAAGGTATTCCAGGCAACCTGGGCGGTTTTGCTACTCCTTACCGTGTAGCACTTATGCCCCCTAAAACATTAAATAGGATAAGTTTTGGATTAGCATCTGGAGAATTGCTTACAAGGGATATTGCTACTCATGAACTTATACATGTTTTAGGTGCGAATGATCCAAAAGGATTTTTCTGCCCTATTTGCGAACAAGCGGTGGAGGGCAACTCATGGCCAGGATATAATCCTGATGCTCAATATATAACACCAAAAAAATCTACTCATACATTTAATCCGTTTAACATAATGTTTCCTTCTTCAGGAATGCCTACAGCAAGATCAATTTCAATCTCTGACATAGAAGCAATGAGAAGAAATGTTGGATATTATAGCTTAAAGCTAGCAAATGGAACATTGGTAAATCCAATGGATTACGACTTCCCAAGATTTAAATTTGATGCATGGAAACAAACAAGATATGCAAATGAGGGCAGAGCTGGAATGGCGGTCAATAGGGGTGGAGAGAATAGTTATAAGGGATCATTTGGAGGAACTCCATCGGTGGGAAGAGGTGGATCATATTTAATTTATGGCAATAAGCCAGATGTAGATGATTATCCTAGACCAGCAATTGGAGGAGGAGGATATAGGTATTTAGATTGGCCTGATGGACCTTTAAAATATTTTAATCCAATATATCAAAACTTTTCTAAATATACTAATAGCGAATCTCTGCCTAATATTATTCCTGTTGGACCACAAAGTTATTTGTGGGAAGGCAAAAAGTATAATTGGAATACAGGTAGAGCAGATGTAACTGATCCTATAATTAAATGGGAAAGAGGAAAAGGATATGTTGCAGTTCCACCCAAACTTGCAGGCGGTGGATATGTAAATACTTTTAGCGGATATGTAAATCCAGCATATACAAGCAACATGTCAATGCCATCATATTACACTGGCGCAAAGTATGTGTATGATGATACAATAGCACAGTTGCATAAAGGCGAAATGGTTGTACCATCTGCAATGAATCCAAATAATCCATTTGCAACAGATTCTGCAGGCGGAGCAGTAAGTATTAATAATAATCTTACTATTCATGCCGCCCCTGGCATGGATACAGACGAACTGGTAAATAAAGTATTTACTAGGGTAAATCAGGCTACATCTCTAGCGTTAGCCAAGGCGGGAAGGACAAGGAGCATATAATGCCATCATCTACATATTTACCAAGAGGTGTACTCCTTGAAGTTTATGGTCATGATCTTTTAGGAACAAATCAAACTGCTACAATTACTGGAATATCTGCTGCCGCTGGCGTAATTACATATACTGCAAATAATAGTTTTTCTGCTGGACAAAAGGTTACAATATCTGGGGTATTGCCAGTAGCATATAATTTAACAAATGTAACAATAGCGTCAAGAACTTCAACGCAATTTACTGTTGCAAATTCAACCGCAGGAGCATTTGTTTCAGGTGGCACAGCAAAAATTATATCCTGGAATAAAGTGACAGAACACAATAGGCAGCCAATTGACGTTTCTACAAATAGAATTGAGCAGGTAGTTAGAACAACAAATGGTACACTAAGAAAATTTTTTGTGGCAGATAAAAAAACATTTTCTTTATCTTGGACCACTCTACCAGGAAAAAGAGCATATACGGCAGATGGATATTGGGGAGCGGAAGATATAATTAAATTTTACGAAAGTGAAGAGGGACAATCAACATTTAATATTAAATTAAATTATGCATACAGTGGAACAGAATCATTTACTACATACAACGTTAATTGCACATCATTTAGCGCAAGCTTAAAACGTCGTGGGGTAACTCCATTCTGGGATATTTCTATGACAATGGAAGAAGTGTAATGATTACTAGCACGGCAGATCTTAAAAAATTATTATATTCAAGTACCTCTGTTAATATAAATGCTGGCTGTACTATTGAATATAATATGAATAATATGCTTAATAATATTACTGTTACTACCGCTGCCACCGATCAAAATTATAAAGATGCCATACAGGCAATGTCATCAACAACGCCAACATTTAATTCATATAAAAAATTATTTCCAATAGACTCAATAATTAAACCGTTTAGGCCAGCAAGAAGTGGAGTTAAGTATTATTTAATTCTTCCTTCCGACCTGTCAGCAAATCCATTTGAAGCTTATACAGCAATAGAATATGTTACAAGCGGGAAGGCAAGAGTTTACTATGCAGGATCAGTTAACTCTTATAAATACTGGGTTTCTCCAATAGGAGCAAGTGCTGATGTTACTGTAAACTATTCTCAATCAGAGATATTAATAGATTCAGCATACAGCACAGGAACTGTTATTATGACAGATTCTGATGGTGATGGAATTTCTGAAACAGTACTTGATGACCTAGAAGATATTAGAAAAGAAATTTTTTATAAAACTTCAAAGCCTCATGGGCTTACAACAAATTTAAGAGTTACTATATCTGGATTTACAAATACAAATTTTAACCTAACAAATAGACCAGTCAAAAGAATAGTTTCTGAAACTGAATTTGTTTTAGCATACCCAACAGAGAATCATATGGGTGCTCTTTCAGAAAGTGGCGGAGGCTTAAGAAAATTACAAATTGTAAAAACTGACGGAACTAATACCGCCACCAAGCCAGCCTTATCAAATAAAATATTTATTAAATTTGAAAAAACTCATTTAATTCCAACAACAACAACTGTAACTGTGACATATTTTTCTGGAGCAACGGATACAATATCAAATATTTCTTCAAGTGTTTATTCTGCTGATGGTGCTTTAAATATATATTGGAATGGGACTGCTTGGACAACAACGGTTCCGTCCGAACCTAGAACATACGCTTCGCCTAAAGAAATAAAATCTATAAGAGTACAAACTTCGGCGGCTTCAGCAGGAAGAGTAATAGCAATAACAGAAGTATCAGCAAGATGGGAAAAAGATTTATCTTCTGATTTAATATCATTTAATATACAAAAAGAATCATCCGACTCTGAAAATACCGTATTGCCAGTAGGACTTATTACTGCTAACAGTGCACAATTTAATTTTGCCAAATTTGATCAATCTGAAATAAAAGTTAAAGAATATGATATAGAAGAAGATTGGGACACCGCCGCAGCAGATATAATCTATCTTTATAAATCTGCAATGCTTTTTCCACATTTTAAAATATTTTATGCTCAAGGAGCTATAACAAGCGGATCATTAAAATATGACATGATAAAGCAAGGAACATTTTATATGGATACCCCCAGTGTAGATCAGTATGGACAGTTTGAAATATCTGCATTAGATGGTGCAAAATATTTACAAGAAGTTCTTCCTACTGGACTTCATCTTGAAAATTGTCCAATGACTTCTGTAATTGCCTGTATGCTTGATTCAGTAGGATTTACAAATTATAATTTTAACTTAACTACACAAACTAAAGACAGCTCAATTCCAAATGTTGTTTCTTGGTGGACAGATCAAGAAAAAACTGCTTGGGATTATTTACAAGAAATTTGTAGAGATATACAAATGAATGCATTTTTTGATGAAAATAATATTCTACAATTTTACAGTAGAGATAAAATGTATAATCAGTCTAGCATTAGCTGGAGATTTTACGAACAATCAAATGAGACTGTAACTATTGGATCAGATACAATTACTGCTGCCCCTAGTATAATTTCTTTTTCTAAAAGTGAAAAACCAAGTGCAAATCAAGTAAGAGTAAAGTGGGCTCCGCCAATATCTTCTCTATACGATCAGACAGATGATAAAGAAAATTTATGGGAATCTCCTGCATCTTTTATATTTGCTGGCCCTTTACAGACAGACATATCTGCAACTGCAGAACCAAGAACTATAGATTTTAGATTAGGGAAATCTCCTGGTAAATTCCCAATACAATCATCATTTAATTTTTCAGGATATTTCTTATTGAATTCTGAAATTTTTGAATATGATGCAATTCAATATACCTATAGATCTTTATCTACAGGAAATCAACAAGTAGAATGGATAGCATCGCCATCAGAATTAAGTGCTATTAGATCAATTTCACATCAAGATATAGAAACATTTAGGCCAACTGGAAAATATAGAATTAAAGATCGTGCATTATTTGGAACTAAAAGGTCCGAACACAAAAGAGTTACAGCCACTACAACAAATACGTGGACCAGATATCCTGTAACATGGGATGCGGTATAAATGAGAATTAGATTTTTAGACGAAGGTGGAAGTTTTCATAAACAACTTGTTCACCCAAAAATTACTGAAACTAGTAATACAAGCTTAAGCGTTCTTATAGATGTTGCAGGAATGTTTGAAACTCCTGCAACATATACAGTTCTTTATAGAAGATGGACGGCAGAGCCTTCTAAAGGCGGAACAGCGATGGGAAGCGAAATAACAGTAAATTCTGCAAGCAATCCAGTAACAATTTCTGGACTTGTTGCAGGCGGAACATATGTTATAAAAACCAGAGCATCCTCAGTGCCTTTTGGAACAGGAAATACGCTTCAAGTAGTTCGTGTATTTAAAGGAGGAGCTTCTGGAGTAGCAATAACTGCTGAAGAATTTGGATCATTCATACAACTCGAAGGCGGGAAGCAAAATGATAATAAATATCAGATTGCAAGTAGACAATTTAATGGAGTTCAAGTGCCCACGCAGTTTCAGCAGACTGTTACAAAAACTTCAGTACAGCCTGTAACAGGCCCAGCCTATCATACTAAAACATACTATGCTTTTGGAACATCAATATATTTACCAGATTTAGAAACAAAGGATCCTCAAGAAGCAGGATTTGGATTTTTTATGTCAGAAAATTTTGACTATGGATATGTCTTTATGATAAGAAGCTCTTTAACTGCAGAAGCGGCAGACAGTAATAATGTAGTAAGAATTTTAAAGATTCAAAGTAATCAAATAATAGATATAACTCCAGATTTGACAAACCTTCAAAGACTAGACACAATCTATGGAGGAAAATCATATAACATTGATATCAAGGTACAGGTTGGCGGAGTTAATAGTTCTGATAATGATATAGGAAAAATAGTTATTAAGGCCAGTATAAATGGATCGGTAATATCAGTAACCGATAGAAATAGATTTTTAACTGACTCAAATGCTTCAAATATAATTAATCCTGTTACAAAGAGAGTAGCATTTATTGGGGCATCAGGAACATCATCTTTTGATTATGCTTATGCAACTTCTATTAATGCAGAGTCTTATGATAGAGGAAGTTCATATAATTTTTATTCTGGAAGATATTCTGATGATTATTTGATTTCAAAATTTGGGGATCTGCTGTATGTTGCAGATGCAGGAGAAGGTCAGGACAATGCAGAGATAGATGACTCATATGATGAATTGGGTACAACAGCAAGAGAAATAGTTAAACGAGAAATTGCATTTACTTCGCCGCCAGCCTATCCTAATAATTGGAGTTTAGGAATTAATAGTAGCGTAAAAATATTGGACAACTACCAAGACGGATTTAGAGGAAGCATTTTTGTATTAAACAATACTTCAATTCCTACAGTTCTGTCTGGATCCGATGCTAAAGTATTTAGAATATTAGGAGCAACAATAGGAAGGGCGGGAGAACAAATATATGATACAGATCCAGAGGTTAAATACTTTATAAAGGAACCAGTGTCGTTTGAATCTACATGGATACAAACAGAAGAAGATGCAGAGAAATTAGCTGAGTTTATAAAAAGTAAGGTTGTAAATAAAACTAGAGTTATAGATATGACTGTATTTGGAAATCCATTAATCTCAATTGGAGATATAATAACCTTAGATTTTCCATATCAAGACTTTGATGATGAGGATAAAATTTTAGTAACTAACGTAACTCATGATTATAATAATGGGCTATCTACACAGATAAGGGGGAGAACCATTTAGTAGTCTAAAATGGTATAATAAAAAAATGGTTAGTAAAAATTCCTCAGATAAAAATGTTAAACGAATACCAGAGACAAGAGTAGTTGGTCCAAGTAGATTCGTAAAGCAGAAAGAAGGGGCTGCAGATTTTGTAGTTGGCCCTTCAAATCCGTATAGAAGCTTATCCACGCAAGCTCTTGCTGAAAGTTCTGAATCATTTGAATTGGCAGATGAAGATGTGGATAGACCAGAACTTTCAGATATTGAAAATGTTCAAAAAATTAAATATTTTGATCCAGTTTCAAAAATTGAAAAAACAAAATTAATAATTAAGGTTAGAAATTCTAGTAAAAACAAATCTAATGTTATAGGTGTAGATGCTAGAATACCACCAAAGGAAGCATAATGATAAAAGGAACATATGTTTTTTATGAAAACGGAAAAGAAATTTTTCGTAAATCAAATGTTATTACAAAATTTGGTGCAAGATTTTTTGCAAATTTAATTGCTGGAAATATACCAAGTTATAAATTAGACATGGCTTTTGGGGTTGCAAATGGAGCAGATTATCCAGTAAGTAATGAAAATACAAGATTGGGATTTGAATTTTATAGATTGCCAGTAACTTTTGGAAGTACAGATATTCAAACTGCAGCAGGGGTAACAACATACTCAGTTGTTTATAAAACAACTATTCCTCAAGATGTAACTGCCAAAATAAATGAAGTAGGCATATACCCGTCTACAAGAACATCTATCAATTCTTTTGATAGCAAATACATATCTGATTTTTCACAATATATTTCTTGGACAAATTCTAATTTAACAAATCCTGATGAAGATACAACTAACTATAGGATAGGCGGAAACCTTTTAAACTTTACAACAACATCTGGAACATCCATGGAATATAAATCTAATATATCTATTTTAGATTTATCTGGATATAGCTCAAACGATGATATCAGTCTTGCGATTTATAAAAATGATTCAAACCTGTCTTCATTAAAAATAAGATTTTATAGCGATTCAACAAAATATTTTGAGAAAGTGTTAACATCTGCAAATTATGGAGCAGGTACAGGATATAAAATTCCTACAGCTTTTACATTGGGAAGTTTATATGCAAGTGGCACAAATTCTGCTACTGCACCTGATAAAACAAATATAAATCAAATAGGTATTATTGTTACAGCATCTGGCGGAACAACAACAGTAGGGATGGACGGCCTAAGAATAAATGATGCAGATACATTTGATCCAACATTTGGACTTCTTAGCAGATCTGCATTTGGTTCTACATTGAATAAAGTTGCAGGAAGACCAGTAGAAGTAGAGTATAGAGTAGACTTGGATTTCTAATATGAGTGGTCCATATCAAGATTTACTTAAAGACAATAGCGAGTCTTTTGAAGATGGAGATTATTTTCTTGTTACAATAACTGAATTAGAGTTAGCAAAAGAATATCCTTTACAATTTAGATGGAAATATAAAGATGGATCATTTGGAAAAGATTGGTCAGCAGTATATACTGTTACAACAGAAACTGCTACTGTTCCAACTCAGCCTAATTTAGATTCAGCCGATGTTGAAGGTGGAGCTGGATTTATAAAAGTTTCATGGGGCGGATTTGCAGGAGGAGTTTCTGCTACAAATTTTGATAGAGTAAATATTTATATATCTGGCGGGTCATTTGGTGATGGAAGCAAACCAGCAGGATTTTTTAAGAAAGCAGAAACAAGAACATTTATTGCAGATCCTGGCATATACGTTATAGTTTTAAAAATACAAACAGTTAATGGTGCAGAATCTTCTGCAAGTATTTCTAGATCAGTTACGGTAAAACCTATAGAAGAACAAGTTCAGGCTCCAGTAACTCCAAAAGGATTTTCTTCAGAAAGAGTTTTAGGCGGCATACAAGTTAACTGGGATGGCACCTATACAGGAAATGCTGAATGGTACGGATTTCAAGCAGTTAATATATACGCAGGAACCTCTTCTTCGGCAACAGGCGGGACATACATAAAGGTTGGTCAAATGACTGCCAACAAGACTGCTAATAAAATAGTTGTACCAGTAGATGGAACTTATGTTAGATATGACACGCCAGTGTATATTCATGCCAGTTCAGTAAATAGAGCTAGTCC